ATCTTGCTTTGGGATTATACGATATATCCGCCGGGTCACTTTGATGTCGTGTGGGCTTCTCCACCGTGCCAAGAGTATAGCCGTTTGAACTTTGCCAGACCAGAAAAAACACCCAATTTACCCCACAGCGATTCAATGGTTCAAAAAGCAATTGAAATAATTGAATACTTCAATCCAGATAAATTCTTCATTGAGAATCCTCAAACCGGGACACTAAAGGATAGGGAATTTATGGAGTTCATTCCATTCATAGATGTTGATTATTGCCGATTCAGTGACTGGGGTTATAAGAAGCGAACACGCATTTGGACTTCTTGTGATTTAGAATCACGGCTTTGCCCGGGTGTTGGTGTGTGTCCTCATATGACTGGCAAATACCATAACAAGGCAATTGGCAATCATAAACATTCTCCAGAGTTCTGGGCGACAAAGGGGAAGAGATTAGAGCAACGATATAGTATTCCCCCCCTCCTTATTAGATACTTGTTTGACTGATTTCTTGTGTTTTTTTATACATTTATCACACCAATAGACATCGGGCTTATCAATTCCATCTTTTTCATACCAATTCAGAAGAGTAGAAGTATTATCGCAATTGCGACAAAGGCGAATATCGCATTTTTCACAACGGCTACACAGCATACACTCACACACATCACAATTGGAATGAGCTGGGAGTTTTGTCTTACACTTCACGCAATCCATCTACTCTTATAAAAGTATTCGGCTTTATTAGATGATGCCTTGTAAATTAGAAGAGCGTGGCTGGAATGGTTTTGTATTAGATGTTATTACAATGGGAGGATATACCCTTTATAGAACATTGGAATACGGGAAGTGCGTTCAGAATCTACGGGAAGAAGACCTTGTGAAGGTTGTGAAGGCTTTTTCGCCAAGATTGCTAAGAGACCCTATTCAATCCACTGAAACCAAAAGTAGGCGGAATAACCTTCACAACCTTCACAAGGAATCCAACCAAGCAATAGCGTCTTCTACTGAATAGAAGGTAGCTGATTTCCTTTCTCCAGTATCCCATTTCCTCTGGGCGAACCACTTTTCGTGTCTATCCTTTCTCTTATACACAAAGTAACCCTTTTTGTGTGTAGGATATAGATTCATACCAGCTGTAGCCAGAAAGTAGAATCAATTTTTAACCCTTGAGGTTATTCTTCTTGAGCCACATCTTGTAAGCACGACGCATCTCAACATACGGTAACGAATCAGCATTAGGGTAGGGGTTTGCTCCGACCTCTGGCACTTGCTTCTGAATGTAATCCAAATCGTGAATTTGCTGATACATTGAAGCCCTTTCTTTGGTAGTTAGATTCTTCCAATTCTCTGGCTGACTATAGTATTTGATATTTGCTATAGTCTTTCTATAAGGTCTAATGTATCGTTCTTCCGTATATTCTCTATCCCGTCGTGCCTTGTTCTCCTTGGCTACATCAGACATATTATATTTCTCTCTGTATTCCTTGTCATTCACCAGTAGCCAATCGTGATAGAGCTTCTCAAACTGAGCTATAGCTGGTTTATTTTTACCCGTTTTTTTGGCGTTGTGATACTGCCCCAGAAGAGCCATATCGGGCTTCTTAACGGCTGGTTCTGGTGCTTTGGCTGGTGCTTCAGCTGATGCTTTAGCTTTGCCGAATTTAGTCTGAAGCCATCCAGAAGGTGTTTTTACTTTACCATAACTAAACACACGGGGAGCACTCATTGTTGAGTCCTTTGCCAGAGCAGTAATGGGTCTATAAGCACCCTTATGAACCTTCTTGACTTCTCCCAGCATTCGTTGAATAAAGCCGGAATTCCTTGTGCCACCTATTATGTCGCCTATTCCAGCTCCTACTAATAAATCACGCAATTTGGCTTCCATCGTATAATATATAAGAAGAAAATAATTAGTAACTGTAGATGATTCGTAGAATCCATACATTCAAACCAAATAGGGCTTGGGAATGTAATTCACGGTGGCAATACTCTCCGACACATTTCCAATTAAACATCCCATTACTGACTTCATACGATAATTCCAAATATATCATTGAAAAAATCAATATAACTAAATACGACATTGAATTATTTGGGCGATTTATTGAAGAAATTAAACCACAGCCAAATAAAATTGTTGATATAGAGTATATAAATGGCAAGAAGGGCTGGTAAGATGCGTGGCGATATGAGAGCAATGGAAGAGCAACACACTCTACCTCAGAGCAATCCCATTCACGGTGGCTCAGCTACGCCCTCAATGGGGCTCAGCCAGTTCCGTGGTGGTGGTATGCTGGGGGAAGACGGTCACGGAATGCGTCGTGTAGTGGGTGGTCGTCGTGGTTGTGGCACTGGTGGCAGAAATAACAAGGAAGAGGAGGCTCACCGACTGGGAAGGGCACTAAATTTACACCTACACAATCTCCACGGTGCTGGGTATGCCAGAGCTTTTGGCGGTGGCTTCTTTGATAGCATTAAGAACGCATTCCAGAAGGTAGGCAATGAATTCACCAACCCCGATTCAGTCCTACGGCGTGGGGCGACTGATGTGGGGCAGAAGATAGGTCACGAATTCACTGACCCTAACTCAGTTCTAAGAGGGCAAGTGCTCCCAGAGGCTTCCAAATATGCCTCTTATGCCGCCCCAGTGCTGGATGTAGCTGGAACGGCTGTAGGCTTACCCGGTGCTGGAACAATGTTGAGCCGTGGGCTATCCGCCGCCCAGTATGCCAACCAAGGTGCTAAGGCACTGGGCTATGGGCGTGGTCGCCGTGGATGTGGCACGGGTGCTGGAAAGCTTGTAATTACTCACGGTGGTGGTCGTGAGCGTGACGATGTGGCAATGATGAGGGGAGGCTACGATTCTGACTCAGATGAGGATATGAGGGGCGGTCAGTCCTTTGCCAACCCTACCGATATGTCTATGTCTGGAGCTTACCAAGGGCAAGGCACTGGTGGTCGTAAGAAACGGGCTTCTGCGGGTCCAAATGACGGCAGACGCAAACGGGCAGAGATTGTAAAGCGGGTAATGGCTCAGAAGGGGATGAAAATGATTGAGGCATCCAAATATGTAAAAGAGCACGGGTTATATTAAGCATTTTCGGAAAATGTAAAGCATTTTTAAAAAATGTAATCCCTATATATAGAAATGATGAACCCGGCTCAACAGCGTATGTTTGCTGGAACTCAATTATGGGCTGGAGCTAATTCAATTGGTGCTATTGCGACTGAAAAGGTTCAGAGTGACGCATTAAACTTGGGTTTCCCTTCTGCTTATGAGAGCGTCTATGCCGCCAAGCATCTCCCCTTGCGTTTCTTCCCTACCGCTCAGTCAGCCTCTTCAGTATGGGCTGGTAATGACCTCCAGAGCAAGATTCACGAAAGCCGAAAGCGTGATGCTGATTATATGGCAAGGGCGAAAGTAATATCCACCCAGCACAGCCGTGTAAGATTTGTTGGCACTCCTCACGGTCGTGGCGACCAGCCTCACCCCCGCTTAGCTCAGCGTGTGTTTGCGAACCCTTCAAACGGTGCTTATGAAACAAGCTCTGGACGGCAAGACCATACAGACGCACCATTTTCTTATCGTGGTGGTGGTGACTATGAATCAAGGCATCTAACTGGTGGTGTGTTGCGTTCAGCTCAAGGACAAGCGTTTGGAAAACAAGTGCTTATGGATAGAATTAAGCAGTTGGATGACATTGGACGGGCTTCCCAAGAATTTGCTTCTGGTTCTATGAGTGATAACGGGCTCAATCTTGGCACTGATTCAATGGTTATGTCTAACTTTCCCCAAGCTGGTGGCATTGAGCTCAACTTACTACTCCAGTCTATCATTGATTCTACACGGGGCGGTGATATGGGTGGCGAACATCTCAATCGTGTGGATATGGCAAATTGCTACAAGGCAATTACGCTAATCTTCCGCACTGTGCCAAGACTTCAGAATGATGAAATAACGGATATATTAGCAAAAGTGGATTTAGTTCTAACAAACATCCAAGGGTTGATTGACCCCGATGAAAACACCACACTAAGCACCCAGACTCGTGAAATTGCTCTATCATTAGATGTGCTCTTTACCAAGCTCAAGACTTATCTGGAGAAGATGATGGAGACAAATGGGGAGGTTCGTCAGAGAACCTTTTACAATCCTCAGACAAACCGTAATGAAACCCAAGATGTGCTTGTGCCAACTGATAGGGGCACGACAATGAGCCTTCCAGAACGGGCAAAACTCAGTTCTGCTCTGGTTACTTCTCTGGGCTTCTCCAAAATGTTACGCTACAATCCATCTCAGTATGATGACCTCCTTTCTACTGCCGATAGGGAGCGTCTAATGACAGCTAACCAACGCCAAACCTATCTCAGTGGTGATTACGGCGTAGATGGTGATGGTGACGACCAAGATGACGACGACCGATTTGATAGACCCGCCAGAGCCCGTGAGGATACTCAGCACGAAGACGAAACTGGGCGTAGGCGTGGAGGTCGCCCAGATGATTTTGATGAGGATGAGCGTGAGACATTTGCTACGCAATCTGGTTCATTTTACGACCAAGCTGGTGGCGTAAGGGGGCAGAATGCCTATATGGGTGAGGAAGCCCCAGAATTAGAAGAGGGTGAGGATTATAGGGCTTTAGCTGAAGAAGGTGATGAAAGGGCACGACCTCTTCTTGGCACAAGAGATGAAGTAAATAGCATTCGTAGGCGTTATGTGGAAGCCAGAAATGAGGAAAGAACACGGCGTAAGCGTGAGATGTTTGGGTCTCAAGCCAGTTCAACGGTAGCTACTGAAACAACAAGAGCAACTCCTTCTGTATTCTCTCAATTTGACCCAGACACACAAGGGTTCAATGTTGGGTATAGATTCTTAGACACGCCCAGTTCGGGGCGTTCAGAAGCTACTCAAGCCGTTCAGCCCCGTGCTCCACAAGCCCCACGAAGAGCCCCGTCAGTCCGTTCTGCTCGTTCTGCTCCCAGAGCTCCTCCTCCAGCTCCCAGAGTTGCCCCTCCTCCTCAAGCTCCTCAAGCTCCAGCACCAAAAGCAAGGAAATCAAGGGCAAAAGCCCCAGCTGTAGCCTCACCACCACTTGCCCCCATTGCGTTACCCAAAAAAATATCTGAAGTTCCTTCTGATATGGGAACTCTATTGCGTATTGCCAATTCAGCTGGTATTCGTGTAAATAGAAAGGAAGATGGAACTTATGGTAAGGCTTCTAATATTCGCCGTAATATCATATTGCGTCTGGGTCTGGCTGGTAAGCGTTAGATACACAAATCGTAGAGATTATTAATCTTTTGAATTTGTGGATTGTGAAGGTTGTGAAGCTTTTTTCGCCTACTTTTGAAACTGGTGGATTGAAGGGTGCTCTTAGGGAATCTTGGCGAAAATACCTTCACAACCTTCACAACTAATCCAGAAGGGTGACGGCTACTTCACGGACTGCCACCGTTACCGCATCATTCAGTGCTGTGCTCTGATACCAAAGAGTAATATTTGGAGGTAGGTCATTTTCCGTTAGATATACAACCGTCACCGACCAGAGCACTTGGTTTCCATTAGCTACGGTGATAGCAGTAGAAACATCAAATAACTGGCTACTTTCTTGTCCGTTGAGTGGGGGTGCGAATGGCACGGCATTCTGTGATACACCCCATTTGATTGAGCCAGTAACTGGAGGAGTAGCGGTAAATAGTGTGCTCCAAGTAATAAGAAAATGCTTTGCTCCAGCAAAAAAGGGTGGGGTGATATCAATCCCTTCCGTTACTGATGCTCCACTATCTAATGTTAAGTTTGGAAGAGCTGAATCAATAAAATAACTCTGGAGCGACCCAGCTGGGGAAACGACCCAATAAGTAGCATTGGGCGGAGGCTGATTTACATTAGCAAGAATACAACTATAAACGACGGAAGAGCCATTCTGAACTTGGTTACCAACAACATAATTCGCAAAACTATTCCACTGGGAGGTCATTCTATAATATCATTAGAGAATTAATTGAGAACATAACGAACGCCAGTCGTCTGAGTAAAAGGGGTTTCTCCAGTTGAATAGCCCATAGCTATCACACGCAAGAGCGGACCCGCCGTCCAGCCCGGCGGAGCTCCACTACTACCAGTTACATTCATAGAAAGAATTGGCTGGGATGCGTATGAGGATGGTTGGGGACTGATAGGAGTCCAATAAGCAAGATTAGGAACACCAGTAGCAGAAAGGGGTGGCTGATTTGTTGAATTCTGGACTGCTGTGTAGAATAACCCATTTCCAGTGCCACCCAATCCAAAGCCAGAAAACACACAAGTTTGCCCCGTTGTAAAGGCAGTGGTAGTAGTCCAAGTGATGTAATTTGTTGTTGCGTCTGGATTGAAAGCAATCACGCAATTCTGAAGGGGGATATGATGAATATCCGTGTAAAGGTCGTAAGGGTCTCTTAATCCCCAATCTTGAATGTCGGGTTGTCCCACGCCAGAAATATTTGTAATGCGTGGGGCATCATACGCATACAATAGATATGTGTATCCAGCATATAAATTCGTTCCAGTCTGACCGCTATTCTGCCCTTGTGCGTTTGAATACGCCCAGCGTGTATTATAAAACCCAGATGTAGGTGGATTGGCATCATCAAATGAATAAAGGTTGAGTGCTACCACACCAGCTGAATAAATATTTGTATTAACTGCTGGTTGAACCAGAGCCCACACGCTCTGAATCCTATCGTCAGCTGTGTTGGCACTATATTTTCTATAAGGCAATGGAGCACTTGGAACACTGAATCGGGGATTATACATAAACCAATTGAACCCAGCATTACCAACTGGCTTTGTGTATAACCAACACGGCGTTCCGTTTATTGTTGTGGAAGATGTGGGAGGTGTATCAGATGGCACAATCTCCGTTGCTGGTGTGCCGTCATTGTTTGATGCCAGAGCTACCGTATCAGAAGTAAAAGGAAGTATCGTAATAATACCAAGTTTATTCTGAAGTCCTTCAAAATCTATATCTGGAAAATCAATATTCAATGCCACATCATTCCCCACCAAAGCAACCGTGCCACCCGTAGGGATACTCATCGTTAGAGCTCCAGTGCCTCCAACAAGTGACGACACACCACCACCAGAAGGGGAGGGAAGCACAACCCAATTTGGGGCAAGTGTCGTTGGAACTATATTTGTATTGGGAAGTAATGCTGAATAATTAATTGTTTCATACCCGACGATGTCCCCTACTCTATAGTTAGCAAAATTAGACCATTGACTGTAAGCCATTCTATACATTAATAAGATATTTTTACTGATTGAGGATTCGGGCGTGATGGACGCTACACAACCATTGAGGGTAATGCTTGTATAAGCAAACCCATCGCCCCATCTTCTTGAGGTCACGGCAGTCATCCTTTGTTAGCCCACAATGAGTTTTGAGAAGATAAGATAAGGCGTGAAAGCTGGTCGCCATCGGATAAACGACCAAATGCGTAGCCTCATTCAGTAATAGACGGGTTTTCTTATAATTCGTGAGGTAGTGAGATAAGCAAAGCATCGTTGTGTTGGTGTGGCGACCCATAGTAGCCAAGTCATCAATGAGCTTATGAACCACCTTTTCGGCGGGTCCGACAAATGTGTCGTAATCGTCAAATATTACACAGCAGTCCTTAAATTCATCTAATTCTGGGTAATCATCAATAAGGGTTTGAATGTTAATGCGTTTGGGTTTGGGCTTCATTGTATCCAGAGTTGAATCCTCTTCCAGCTTACTAATTAAATATATCTCACGGCTGGGATGTAGCTTCTTGTAAAGCTCAGCAATGCTCTTGGCAATGTATGATTTACCAGAGCCGGACGCACCAGCAATGTAAAATACTTCACGCTTTTTAGGGTCTGGGCTGGGGCAAATAACGAATTGGCTATCGTCGGGAAGTGTTATAGATTTGTCAGTCGTTTCATCGTGGAGAATTTTATCATACAAGGAACGGGCAAAAGCAGACTCTGCTATTAGCTGGTCGCTCTTCAGCCCCTTTGCCCGTGCTTCACTAAGGCGATTCAGTAACTTAACACGCTCAGCTGGTTTTATCTCACGCAACTCCGTAGCATACTTCGTAGCGGAAATCTCCCCCTTCTTGGGCTTCTTGCCGTCGTGGTCGTCTTCGTGGAGGTATAACACTGCCCCATCGTCCTCCCCACCCTTCACTAAAGCTATTGGCTTAGCTCCCTTGGTCTTGTCAAAACTGAGGCTTGGCATCGGGCTATATAAGATACTTAGAAATTTACACAAACACGCAAAAACTAAACGGAAATCGTATAATAGGACAATGTTTTGATTATCCTATTATATTATTGTAAAGAAAGATTATTACTGCTTAGCCATTAGTTCTTTCATCGCCTTGGCAAAGCTCTTGGGCTTACCAGAAGCCACCAGCATACCCGTTGGAGGTGGAGGCGGAGGGGGCTTTTTGCGTCTTATGCTTGTATCAGCACACGCATTACCTCTTGGAGCTCTTTTTCTGGGTTCTTTTGGCTTATTGCGTCCAGTGCGTAAGAATTGCTGTTGGGCGATTAGATAATTAAATTCAGCATCATCTTCGGCAATCTGCTCTATTTCTTCAGTAGGCATCTGAACTAATTCCGTATTGGTGGGAATCCAGCCACCACGAACACGACCTTTGCCTTCCTTTGGTGGATGTAATAACATATAGGGATTGCCTTGCCATACTTCTACCGGCATAGTCACACCAGTTAGAACACTCATATTACTAAATCCTTTTAGAGCACACGCTATAAAAACGGTTTCTTGTCCTTTCGGTGACATTTCACCCAATGTTCTACGGGCTTGTGTTAGCCACGCTTTGACTGGTGCTCTATCACCACCAGAAAACATATCGTCATCGTGTGAGCCATCTCCAGTAAGCATTCTCTTCCAGTAATGAATTGCTGTTTCCAGATTGTTAGAAGCGTTAATACTGACTTCTATTTGTGGTTTTACCAATTTTAATGCTCCATTAGCAATCTGGGTTGCTTCCATTAGTTCTTCGTCACTTACTCCTTCAGCATTAGCTATGAATGCGTCTGGTAGATGGAATTCTTTATCCAATACATCCAGAGCATTCTTCCTTAAAAATTCACCGACATCTTTCTCTGTAAATTCTCCTTTCTCTTCCTCTGTATCAAACTCTCCTTCAATAGATTTGAGAAGACTATTTCTTAGAACCCTTTCAGTGGGGTCATCATCTTCAGTAGCGTGTCTATACACCATAATAGAATAAGGATTAGAATAGAAGAACCAGAGCAATTTCTTTCCAATCGTTCTTATTAAAGCTCCCATCGTTCCTCTCATTGTGGAATTGTATTCTGCCTCTGGAATTTCATCCTTATCAAATGCCATCTTTACGGGGGCAACAACTTTGGAAGCAGAAATGAAGTTTCCAGTTATTGTGTGAGCCATCTCACCGAGTGTAGTTAAAACTCTTTTTACTTGTGGGATTGATAAATTCTCTTCAATCGCAATTCTTCTTGCCATATTGGTTGCTTCAGCTCGGCTAATATTTGTATCTTCAACGCCAAACTTTGGCAATAGGTCGGCAAGTAGAGCGTCATCAGTCATCAGTTTAGGAATTTTAGTAAAGACTTTCTCTAATGTGTCATTAGAACCTATAGTAGCAACAACTCTCCCCTCTTCAGCTGGTTTGGGCTTCAGTGCTAAGTGTTTCTGAAAAATGTCTTTTAATGTATCAACAGCCGTTTCGTATCTCCCCTTATATTTTTCAGCTTTTGCTAACTCTTCCCTTCTTTCCTTAGTATCATCTGGAATTACAGCCAATTCGTATTCAATTTCTCCAATTCGTTTCAGTTGTTCTTTCTGTTTTTCATTGAGCTTCTTAACAGCTATCTTATCTAACCCCTTAGGAAATGATTTTAATTCTGCCTCTAACCTTGATTTGTCAGCCTTGAATTTAGCATCTTGAATCAGTGTTTGAATCGCTTCCAGAGCTTTTTGAAACTCTTTTAGTGCCAATTTAGCACTCTCTCTTACAGCCTCTGGCTTTAACTTCGCAATTGCTTCCTTTGTAAATGCTGTTTCAATCATACTTTTTGTCATATCAAACGATGGTGTTGTTTCTTCTAATTCTTTTGATTCAGCCAGAAGGCGTTCTATTTCTTCTTGTTCTTCAGCCGTCACAGTTCCACGGGGCTTGAGTGCCTCTAATCGTGCCTCTTCTGCCCTTGCTTGTGCCTCTGCTCTTGCTTCGGCTTCTCTTGCTTGTGCCTCCTCTCTGGCTCTGGCTTCTTCTGCTTGTGCCCTTGCTTCTTCCTCAGCTCTTGCCTTTCCCTCTTCCGCATCTTCAGCTTCATATGCTTGAATTTGTGCTGGGAGTCCTTCAACAAATTCTCTGGCTCTTCTTCGTTGTTCGGTCAATAGTAAATAAAAAGAATTGTTTTCAAAGTCACCTACTTTAGCTTCTGGGTCTCTACTTACTTCTGCTATGGCTCTATTAATTTCTGCTTGTCTGGCTCTGCTTTCAGCTACTACGGCATCCACCGCTTGATTAGAACTCATATCTGGAGGTAAATAAACTCGTCCTTCTGACTCTAATCGCTCCTCAATTGTAGGCGGAGGTGGTGGAGGTGGTGGAGGTGGTGGAGGTGGTGGTGGAGGAACAAAAGCAACATTTGGAGCTTGACCCGTAATAAACCTATCATAACCGGGCACAAGTGCCAGTTTATCTGCTGGGTTTAGTGTTAAAAGCACATCATATCCATCATATGTGGGAGTTGTTCCTAATTTTCCTTGAGGAATTGTTGTTGGAACTCCGAGTGCCAAATCAGATGGTGTAGCTTGTCCCGCCGTTAAAAAGTAACGCCAAACCCCCAATGGCTCATCTTCAAAATATCTTCCAGCAGTATTTGAGTATCCCAGCCATTTCTGACTGGCTGGAATATTGTCTGCGTCAGCTGGTATTCCAGTATTATCATAGATAGCTTTGTCTCTCTGTAACGGGTATCCAATCAATTTATCCTCTCTCATAATGAAATTTGTTAGATTACGAATGATTTGCTTATCCCTCGGAGCAATTGCTCCTAATGGAGAAGAGCCATCAGCAATTGAGCGTGGGTCTCCATCGTGAATAATAGAGGATAGATGATTATAAATCAGAGGTCTTTCTTCGTGTCCCTTCGCATTTATTCCAGTCTGTAAAAAATACTTCTGACGCAGTTTCGCCGCCCTTCCACGCTCAGCGTCAGTTGCTCCACCTTTGAAAGCCACACGGCGACCTCCTTTTGCCTTACCCTTAGCATTCGTATTCAGAATGCCCTCCATCTTAGCCTTTATCTGATGTAGGCGAGATAATAATTGAGCCTTGTTTGACATTTTCAGCACGGCATTAATATCACCAATTAGGTCGTGCTCCTCACTGAGGAAATCCGGAAGGTTATATATATTACCCATTCGTGCTTTCATTTGGTCTAATTGAAAACGCACTAAATCCATTGGAACTTTGCGTTCATTCTCAAATAGCTCAATTAATGTGCCGACATCACTGCTAATTAAATAGAGCCGACCCAAATCGCTATTTAGAATCGGAATAAGCTCATTGACAGCAGTGGAATCCTTATTTAATTTAGCTATTGCTAATAACCGTTTTAACACCTTGAAATGGTTGCCGTGTGCTTTATAATAAATAACATCCTCATTCAACGCTTGAGCCACATTTAATGGGAAGTCATTCAATGCCTTGCCCTTATTGAAAAACTCATATATAATGGAGAAATCAGTGAATCGGCTATTCTCAATGAATCCAATCACATCTAATTTTGTCATTGAATGAGAGCTGAACGCCTCTTCCAGCGTGTAACGCTTCTTGTCACGCAGAATCTTAGACCCTTGAATAACTTCGGTAGGCGACCAGCGGACAATGTGGAACTTCAATTCCTTTTTTGCCTCAATAAGGTCTTCTGCTGTCATTGAATCCTTAATTAATGTATGAGCGAATTTAGCTTCTCCAGAGGAGATGATTTTTGCCTTCTCTAATTCATCAATACGATGGCGTGATTCAGTGGCGTTGTAGTGCTCTACTTTGCCATTTATAATTCCAGCATTTGTATTAAGAATCTCCCATTCTGGAATCGCTCCAGATTTGATATCACCAACAAAAATATTCTTGGTTGCCAGAAGCCCCTTTACAATGCCCTTGAATCCGTCAGCTAAGTCACGCAATGCTTGATGCTCTGAGCCCTTCGTCTTGACTTCCTCAAACAAATCGTAATCTCCAGCGTATTGCTGAGAACGCATCGCCATTGAGCCAAGAATAGTGACTGATTTACCTTTACTAAAGCTCATAGCATCTATGATTGCCAACGCATCGGCTGGGTAATTAGCTGGATATGATTTCTCCTTGAATACTGCTTCCATATACAATTGGGTGAGATTTTTAATGACAAAAAAAATATGTTAATGACCTACGCATTACTCAGCCTCATTGGCTTTGAGTTTGCGACGGCAAATGCCACACTTGGGCTCTGGTTGTGCCTTGAGCGTGTGTAAGCATCCCTTACAATAGTAATGACCGCACGGGGTGATATCTAAGTTGTCGGGCTGGATAAATTCCAAGCATATGGGACATTCCCAAGTCTTCTTGAGAGCTATTGCCATCTCGCAGAAGGCATCCTTGATGTGTCTGGGAATCGCAACATCTCCAGTGTTACGCATAATGGTCTGGTAATGACGATGGTCGTCATTCAGACGGCTATTACAAGCCTCGTAATACTTCGCCCACGCAAAACCCCTCTGCTTCGTCATACTGGTGAGTCTTCTATTCAGTGCGTCCATCTCTTATGACTTATATAATAGGTTAAACTTCCATTCAATTTTTGACCCAAGTCCCAGAAAAAAGCCGACTTTTTTTTTTGAACCACCCTTTTTATTTTGAAATATGTTGCTGTGCGTTTTTTTACCCATTTATTTATCCCGGCATTAATCAGAAGAATGGCAACCCAATCAGCTGACTTAGCTTTCGGAACGGCAAATGAGGACAAGATTCAGAACCAGATTGAAGCAATAGCTGGAACACCGCTCATTAAACAAGGGGGTTACTCAATTATGGATTATACAAACGACATTAAAACCGTGTATGTGGAACTAAAAACCCGTAGAATCAAACACAACGATTACCCCACAGCTTTAATAGGAGCAAACAAAGTTGAATTCTGCTCTGACCCGTCAAAAGCTTACTATTTTGTTTTTTGTTATTCAGATGGGATTTATTATATAAAATACAATGATTCGTTATTCAATACCTTCCAGAGGAGCGACCATTATTACAGAGGAGAAAGAAGCGATTGTTTTAATTCGGTTCAGAGCGTCTTCTATATTCCTATTGAAAGTCTTAATGAATTCAAAACGAATTAACAGCAGTCCATAGGGCTTTATTTTTATTAAGGCATTTGTCATCTTTTAAAAAGGGCAATAATATCTCATTTTCTTTTTTGAATAATTCTTCTTTATTCGCACAAGAATATAATTCAATCAATACAATCTGGACTTCCTTCCATTCATCAGCTTTAAAAAAGTGCTGATTCCATTTGTGTTGAGATTTCCTTGTGTAGAGAGGAGAGCAAGTAGAACCAATGTAAAAGCGTCCATCAGAATGAAACAATCTATAGATGCGTCCTTTAGAGTAGTCGGGCATTCTTATATTCATTAACCATCCTTTTTAGTTTAAATCGGTTTGTGAAGGTTGTGAAGGCTTTTTCGCCAAGTTTCCCTAAGAGGGTATTCAATTCCACCAGTTTCAAAAGTAGGCGAAAAAAGCTTCACAACCTTCACAAAGAAAGTTGAATGAGGCTTTAGAGTATTATACCCGAGTCCTTGGGCGAAGCGTAATCTCTTCAAACATAACCCTATCTATGATAACACCCGGTTGCTTACAATGGCTCTTGTAAATCTGAAGCTCCTTCATTAGCTTCTTCTTCTCCTTCTCATACTGCTTCAGTATCAGCTGAGCCTTGTTCTCGTCACCCGGTTCTTGCTCTAACCAATGGCAGAACTGGAAGTAGAGGTTGTAAGCCTTGTGGTTACGAATCACATCAAAGAACGGTGCGTATTCCGTCTGCGTAGTAGCCCAGTGATAGTTAGTATAGTTAATAGCAGAGCTCATTCCTTTTGGACTTATATGATAGGTGAAAACGAGCTTCAACTTTTGACAACTTTTGCCAAAGAGTTTGGCAGTAGTTGTAAAAACTTACCTTTTTATTTTGAAATTTATCTACTGTGTATATAGAATGCCTCTTCCGAATCACGGTGGTGGAGCACGACCAGACAACAACACGCTTCAGCAAGTAGCTCAACAAGCTTACAAAAGCCCTCCTCAAAGCCAGATTGGCGAATACAAATTAGTATCACATACGCCCACAATCAAATTCTATATGAGTGGCAATACGGTTTTGGTTGGTATTCGTGGTTCTAAAACACAAGCCGATTGGACTGATGCTAATTCACGGATTCCTATTAATCAATTAGAAGCAAGTGACCGATTCAAGGGTGATTTACAGACTCTAAAAGAATTTCAGAGCCGTTATCCAATGAGCCAATTTGACTACTACGGGGCGGGGCATTCACTGGGTGGAGCTATATTAGATGAATTTCTCAGCCTTGGATTACTCAAATCTGGATTGTCATATAATCCAGCCGTTCAACCCAAGAATTTCAGCAATACAAACATTCAGAATGAAAGAATATATGCGGAAAATGACCCACTGTATAATTTAGCTAAACCATTTCTTAGTAAAGCTCCAGAGGTTCGTAAAGCTAAACGCAGTCTAACCCAGCAGTTACTGAGCTACATTCCATACGCTGGAAAGGCTTATGATTACTACTACGGTCACAAGCTGAATCAATTTGAGGGTGGCACACATCGCAAGAACTTTTTGAAGAAAAATAAATTGGAGGATAAATCATACAGTCTGAAAGAACTGGCTAAAATTTCAGCCGTGCCAATGAAGGTTCTACAAGCAGTGTATGATAGAGGTATCGGAGCTTATAAAACGAATCCCACATCGGTTCGTATGAAGGGCTCATTCAAAAAGGGCGTGAAAGCACCAATGAGCCAGAAGCTCTCTAAGGAGCAATGGGCGATGGCACGGGTGTATAGTTTTTTAGACGGTAATCCAAAGCACGACGATGATTTGCGTGGTGGAGGATGGTTTGATGTTTTCAATCCACGAAAGGTTATTAATGAATTTGTTAATCCAGATTCTGTTTTGCGTTCTACTGTGGGTAAGGTTCAGAATGAATTTGTCAATCCCGATTCTGTTGCCCGTCGTCGTATTAGTGATGTATTCAAAGGCATACGAACTAATTTGCCACCTTCTGCCCGTAATACAATGGAAGACTATGGGAATGAATTCATACAATCCTTAATGATTCGTAGAGACCCGATTCAATCAGCTTTGAATACTGCGTTTGAATTGATTACGCTGGGTCAATGGAGTAAGGCAAAATCAGCGGAGCATTACGATGATATGTTTCACTTAGGGCTTGTATTGACTTTAGCAAGTGGAAAGCAAATCCTTGTTGAAAAGAATGAGGTTATTAATATAGGTGATACAAAGCCACTTCTTCCTAATTCAGAAGTATTAGAATTACCTCCATTACCCAGCCAGACAACATTGAATCAATTTATCGCCAATGGTGTTGCTGTGAAGGGTGATGACTTTTATAGATATGACCCATTCGCCAATAACTGCCAAGACTTTGTTGCCGTATTACTCAAAGCTAATAACAATTACCCACCCCAAGCAGTTAAATTCGTAAAGCAACCAACTGAAAGCCTTCTTAAAAAACTGCCTCAATGGACTGGAGCAGTAGCCAGAGGCATCACTGATTTGGGGGCTATTGCTAATGTAGCTATGGAAGGAGCGGGACACAACAAATTTATGACGCAATTAAATAAAGCTGGTATGACCCCTTCAGTGTATTTGAAAAAAGCACAGAAGAAGGCAAAGGATGCCGGATATGGTAAAGCGTCAAAGTTACTTGGATTTGCTTCAGATGGCGTTCATAAATTAGCTATTCCTAACGAAGACGGGAAAGTGATTCAATTCGGTCGGGTTGGCTATGGAGACCATCTGATTTGGTCTCATCTTGAGAGTTTAGGGAAAGCCCCCCAAGGGACTGCGTCAAAGAAGCAGAACACATTTCAGAAGTCACATTCCCAGATACGAGGAGATTGGAAGGCTGACCCGTTTTCACCGAACAATCTGGCATTAAAGATTTTGTGGTAACGCAATCACTACATAGAAACTTACTGCTGTGATGGGGGCATTCATCCTTTTTGGGTAACGAACCGGTTATAGTTGGGTATTTACAAGTATTACAATCAGCTTCCCTTTTGAGATGAGGGCAGAGTTGTAAGGGTTTTACACTACTTCCCCACATAGTCCAACCCCGTAGGACTCTTTCAGAAGGCTGAACGCAAGTTTTAATTGTAGCAATGTGAGGGAGGATATCACTCATATTATTACAATAAGAAAACATTTTTAAATTCAGAAATTTACACGGAAGCCCAGTTAGGATTGAAGGCAATCCACTCAATCTGCCCCACATCCGCCACAACAAGAGACTGGTCGGCAGAAGCACGACTGGAAATAACCATTGCTGTGTTGCTCTTAGTATCAACGCATAGGTTACCAATAGCGTGAGCCGCCAGAGGGACATATTTGCGTGTTACCATCATTATACTGGCAACATCAAACGCTGATGTTCCAGCTCCACCACTGAGGGTTATCTGTCCCGCAGTTCCAGCCGCACCCACCCACTGGTATGTCGTAGCACCGGGAGCAGTCGCCGTCCAAGTATAGTTACGACCTATCGTAAAGGCAGTATCTCCAGCGGCGAATACCGCACCATAACTGGAAGCGGGAGAAAGGTTTTGGTCGGTATTATGAAGTGATATACCATCAGCTTTCACTACACCAGCTAAATCCAGTAAAGCACCATCAAGGGAAGCGTCACCACCCTCAACTAATGTTAAGCCACGAGGAGCAGAAATACCAATACTCGCACCACCACCACCGAACCACTGTGACTGAGCGGGAGAATATCCACTTAGAATCGTGTAAAGCAAAGGAGCACCACCAGTTCCACCTACTACGGATGCTCCACCTTGGGCGACGGAATCCTTAGCAAGTAGCCAACCAGCACTGGGAACACCACCACCAGCGGGGTAAGGGGCTGGGGTTAATGTGGGAGGAACACCAACGACCGGAGGAGTGGGAGCACTGTCTAACGCATAAAAGATGTTATTGGGGTAAGCACCAACGGCGGCGGTATTTGTGCCATACACTACAAGAACATAGTTATGGACTCCAGTGTAATTGTATGTGGCATTCCAAGTGGGGCACTGGTAATTTGTCTGCTGAGCGTTGCTGTAATAAGCGTTCTCTACAACTTGCGTTCCAATAGCGTTACCCATAATCCTCGCAGTGCCCCCACCGTTTGTAACAAGTGTGTTCTGAAGTCTGGAAGTGTCAGAAACTACCCACGCCGCCGTCACCTCTTGTGCCACAACCGTGCCATTTGCTACCAGACCACTATCGGGTAGCTGAAGACCACCAGCACCAACGGAAATACCGTCGCAAACAAGAAGATTCGCATTCGCCACTGGAAACTGAGAATTGTTTAGCACTACGGAAGCCATCTTCTATTATAATTAATACACCGAAAAAAAATCGCCGTATTGATTATTTTGATGAAAAAACCAATTCTAAAAATTACATTAGCCGGGCTGAGAGACCACGGCGACGACCAGCACCAGTGCCCCCACCAGTGCCATCGCCACCAGTTCCAGCACCAGTTCCAGCACCAGTGCCGTAGCCTACTGCTCCAAGAGCTCCCTTAATCTTACCCATTGTGCCAGAATCACCCATCATATTCTTAATGGCAGAAACACCGGGCTTTGTGGCGTTATAGACCTCTTTTGCCTTGGAGAGCACATTGGCAAGATTGGAAAACATACCAGCACCACCCACATAACGAGCCAACATATCCCTTGTGCCGTGGGGAGCAAGAGGAGCAGAGATGATGTCCTGCTCGGAGAGAACGCCCTTGATGATGCGGGAAGAGCCACGAATGGATTCAAAGAAGCCAGAGTTTGCCGTAATAACGAATAGCTGAACCCCAGACTGACTTACAGCAGTGGTATTCTTAATCTGGAGATTGAACTGGAATGTGAAGTTACCTACAAGGGAGGGGGCTTGTCCTGTTTGGAGTGTGATATCCTGAGAGGGCTTGAGAACCAGAAGCCCACCTACAAGAGGCACACGACCACACGCACCACCACCAAAATTCTGGCTTGAGCCACCAAGAGAGCCTTGCTGGAGAGCAGAGCCCATATGGGCGGCACCAGACCAAGTGTTCCAGTCCATATCCAGACCGTTATGGACGGACATTGAGTATAACTGCTCGGAAGTCTGAGATGAGAGCAGACCAGAAAAGTTGTCAAAGTTAATTGTTAGAGGGGCAGTAATGCCATCAGCAGATGTAGCTACGGGGAAATAGTAATCGCCATCTCTGGGAGTTAGTGTAGTAGGATTGGGCTTGACATAGATGATGAAAAGGTCTGGAATCTGGGGAAGAGTGATGGTCTGGCTCTGAATCTGAGCTACTGAACCGGGGGCAATGGGAGCACCTTGGTATGCCGTAATGTAACGGGGAAACTCCATATAGGGCACGACTGACTTGGGAGGCAGAGGCACATCCAGAGAAGGCGTTAGGAACTGGCAATTCACACGGGAATTAGCAAACGCACCAGAAGTAGAAGATGCGTTATACTGAATAGCACTCACAGAGCAACCAAACTTATTTGTATTACGAATTAGACGGGTGGGTGCTTGTAAGTTCATAATTAGCTGGATGTTGTTGATGCCAAATAGACCAGTGTCCCATTCGTGGCAATCACTGAATACAAAAGGAGAGAGCACAAGCTTCTCCGTAGAGCCCCAGCGGAAATAGAGCTGGAAAGGTGTGCCAACAACGCCACCGCTGTAAGTCCAAGCGGGTGCGACGGGGGCAACGCCTACAACGGGTGCGACGGCAGACCAAATAGAACCACCAGACACTACAAGAGACCCAGCGGGGTAAGTAGAAGTGCCAACCCAATCAAAGGGAACGCAAGGAGTGCCGTTGAGAGAGATATAGTTAGCACCAGCAAAGGCTGGGGGAGTCACACCACCGACCGGAGCAGAAGGAGCGGGAAGGGGATTGCCAGTAGGGTCTGTGTAGATTACATTGACGAAAGCACCGTTGGGGGTCTCGGCGAAATCAGTCTGGCTCTCAAAACCAGCCAGAGGGTTATTTACCGCACCAGCACAGTCGTTGTAAGAGGCATACTTATCCAACATTGTCGGACAAGTCCTCTGGAGACGATTCTTCTTGTAGTCGGTTAAGCGTAGAACCTCCTTGAGAACATCTTGGGAGTTAATCACGCTTGTGGTGTCGTTGATGGTTGCCGTAAGGGTGGAGCAGAGGGAATTCAGAGGGAAAGCACAAAGAGCCACATCACGACCCCACTGGGCGATGGGCGTGGTCTGGGGAGGCTGGACGGATAGACCAGCAACCATTGACATAAACACCGTAGAGCTCCACTCTACACCCCTATCCACATACACATTCTCAGAAGGCACATAGATATTGTATGTGTGCTGGGAAGAGGTGGCGGCGATAGCGTTGAAAGGAGCATTAGTTAGAGATAACGCACCCTTCTCCACAGCATACTTCGGGCGACTCTGGACGATGCGAGAATCAAATACGGCTAACTTCTCAATGTCGGCACTCATCTTCTATTATAATTAATACACCGAAAAAAAGTGGCGGAGATATTCCAAAATTTCCTTTATAAAAGGAATTTTTGAGATATTCTGAATCAAATCCATTTATTTGGCATCCTTGTGTCTAAACATAACCTTGATGGAAACGCTGGATAAGTTAAACATATTGATGGGATACAATTGGTTATCCAAACGATTCTTCCAATAGACTTGAATGTCAATGTTGCGGATGTCTTGCTTTGAACTTGAGAAGTCGGAGAGACGGTATTCAG